AAATTGTAGCAAAATGCTACGGTAATTGACAGACCTTTCGCATCTGTCAAATCTATTTATACATATATTATATCACAGTTTGGTGTAATTGTAAACCGTTTTATTAATTTGTTTTGCTCTTTTATTTTATCCATCATTTGTGTATTATCTATATACCATTCATAATTTGGGTATGTTATATTCCAACCACCTGCTTCTTGCCACCAATTAAAACAATCATTATCATCTCTAACTACTGCAATAATTTTACTTTCTGGAAATAACTCTACAATATCATTTAAGTAATATGCAAAATTATGAGATAGTATTACTTTAGTTTGGTCCTTAGGTCCATCAAAACTTTTATCAATTTCATCAATCCACATTTGTCTGGTACCAAAAGTAGAGCCTAACCAATTACCATATTGCATCTTTGGTCCATAGTAATTTCCTTTATGACCAGCATATTTATGATGTTCATATATTTTGTCAGGAGTATAGTCAGTCATATCTGCATTATACTCCTCTCTAATTTTTTGAGCTTCATTACTCCACATACTTCCTGGAGCACCTGTTACAAATATCCAATTATTCAAATAAAGTCTCTTTATAAACAGAAGCTAATCCTAATGCTTCTGTATTAAACTTAATTAAATTCCTAAGAGCATCTTCAGTAATGAATGACATAAGGGTATCTCTATGTGCATCACCATCAGCACCAATCTTCCATTCGTATTGACCTACTTTAGCTTCAATAGCTATTTGTGCATCAACATCTTGGCTCATTGCTGTTAGTGCATTTTGTAAAACGAATGCATTTGGATTTCCTTTGTTTACCCATAAAGCTTTTTGCATACCATCTCTAAATGATTTAACAAGTTTATAAGCATCATAAAATTTTCCAGATGGTTCTACACCATACAACTCTTTAAACATAATTTCTAATTGGAACCCAGGATAGTTAAGGTCATCAGCATGACTTCCATCTGCTTGCAATATACCATGATGGAACCATATTTCTGCTTTGTCATTTGGTTCAACATGTTTTTTATATGCAGCTGGGTTTTCTCTTGTACCATTTAATTCACCGCGTTTAAATGCAAGTCTACGTTCACCGCCTGACATTCCATTAACCCAAGTCACGTGGTCTTTAAAGCAAGCAATATAATAATTCATAGTTTTATCAGGACCACATATTAATAGGGTCATAGCAAAAGCTTCGGGAACCATACCCGAACCAGCAGCAAAGGTTGGATATGTCATATCTGCTCCAATAGCTTTACCAGCTATAATATTTAAATTCATAAGACCTATTGAGTCATAATCATTATAGTCATAATCAACATTCTCTTGTAAGAAGCTAACTCCATTACCACCATGACTTACCATGACAATCTTATCAGATGTTCTTAAACTATTATGGAATTCATTAAAGCCAGGAATATCTCTTGCTCCTGGTATATGTTTAATGGTTATTTTTTCTCCTAAGAATGGCTCAAGTTGTTCTGCAATTATTGCAGCCCATTGGCTTGTTCCAGCTCCAGGTTTTTGTGGTACAACAAATATAATCAGCTAAGGCTGATGTTGTGAATGCCATAAGGCAAAGTGCTAGTAATTTTTTCATGCATACTCCAGTTTGTTTTTTCTTATAGACAATGCTGCCATTGCTATAATTGTTATAATTAAAATAATAAATATTGGCCTAGTCATAAGAGTATCTATAGTATATAAAGCACTTAATTGTAGGGTCAATGTTTCTACCTTTATGGCTAAGATGAATGCCATCAGCAAAGCCGGTCTACTATATTTATATTGTTTGCAAAAGACTCCAAGAGCTGAGCATAAAATTAATATAGCATAGTCCTCCCATCCTCCAGTGTATTGAGCACAAGCCCAAGTGATAAACACTACAAGGATTGGAAAATAATATTTATACGGCCATGAAGATATCTTTGAAATGTATCTATTAAACACAATACATAATATACCTACTAAAACCGTAGCCCACATAAATCCAAATGTGAGACTGTCAAAAAATCTTGTATCATAAGCAAGGTCGGGTGTTCCTAATTCAAATCCTAATGTCATAAACAAAGCCATTAATACTGCAGCAAAAGAAGCACCAGGGATTCCAAATAAAACTGTGGGTATCATGCTAGTAGCCTTTTGAGAATTGTTAGCTCCTTCCGAACCTATAACACCTCTTATATTACCATTACCAAATTCTTCATTAGGATTAGCTGCAACAGCTGAACCATACGCCATCCAATCTCCCATTGCACCACCAAGTCCTGGAAGGAAACCAATGAAAGCTCCTATTGCTCCGCCTCTTATTGAATCCCATCTATATTTCCATGCAGCTTTAATTCCATCTAAGGTTTGGCCTTTAGTATTATGAGGTATAGTAGTTCTATCTTTTTTCCTCCAACCATCTAATATTTCTGGGAAGGCAAATAGACCAGCAACCATCGGCATAATCTGAATACCAGCTCCTAGATACTCCCAACCAAATGTCCACCTATCAGCATTTGTCACTGGGTCAGTACCTATACTCCCTAAGAATAATCCAATTAATATAGCTATTAAGCTTCTAATCCAGAATCTATTAGATACAAATCCAACACAGGCAAGCGCTAACATAACAAAAGCCCACATCTCTGGGACGCCAAAGACCATCATAAGCTTTGTATACCAAGGGAGTAGGGCGAATGTAAGTGTTCCCCATAGGAGACCATTGACAGTTGAGGTTGTTATTGCAGCTGTAAGAGCATACGTTGCTTTACCTTGCTTGGCTAGAGGGTGACCGTCGACCATTGTGGCTGCGGCTGAGTTAGCTCCAGGAATTCCTAACAAAATACCTGAATAAGTATCACCTGTGGTAGAGGCTGCAACCACGGCCATACAAAATATAACTCCTAAGTACGGGTCTGAGAAATAAGACATAAAACCAAATAGAACTACAAGTCCTGTTGTAGCTCCGGCTGCTGGTATTAATCCTATTATAAGACCATACAAGGTCCCTAATAATAATGCTATAATCATAATATATTTATTTATTTACCAATACTTCATTTGATTCCTATATTGTATTTGGGACATAATTCCCAATCACCTTTTTCTTTATGTGATATTATTTTAATTTGATTTAATGGAGCAGTGTCTCCGATTGGTTTGATAGTTTCTAATAATCCCCAATCAGACATGAGTGTAACAATTGTGTTACGTCTTTGGAGGTCATTTTCTGTTAGGTTAGATGGTTTACCATCCAATAAGAATAACTCTTTAAAATGAGTTATGAAATATCTGCCTTGCTTGTGTAGTATATGACACGATTGAAATAATTGTGAATCACGTTTGGATGCTACTCCCATTCTAGTTAGAGTCTCTCTAATTTTGAGAAAATCATCTGGTTCAGCCAGGGTAACTTCCAACATCATCTCCGGTGTCCAGCTAACTAGATTGTCTTTGTGTTCCGCCATGATTTATTCTTCCTTTAATAATTTTAAGGTTTTTATTACTTAAAAGCGGAAGTACATCACGAGCTTTTTCATTGCTATATCCATAATATTCTTTTATAGCATTGATGTCCTCAGATTCATCAGACTTGTTCCACTTGGAGAAACGATTGCGTTTCCTTATGATATTTATAAGAAACGTATACTGCAGTCGTGAATCTAAGTGATGGAACTTATTCATTTCGTTGGCATATATGACAGTGTCTGGGAAATAAGATAGACCACGGTTTACCATAAAGGCATTATAGTCTTTCTCATTTTCTAGTATGTCTAATTTTGTATTTGATATTGACGAGATTAAAGCAAATGGATTCATAGTTTTTTCCATACCCATACAGCAAGTTGAACTGGAGTTGTACCATCTTTAATAGATATCATTGTTTCAATATGCATATCTAATACTTTAAATTTATCTTTGAACCATTTGAATGCACATTGGTCAGCACTATCTATTGTCCAATGAGCATATTCTGTTCCAGGTTCCATATGAATCTCTGCTCTATTAAGATGAACTCTTACAATACATAGTCCACCTTTTTTTAACCATTGATGAAAATAATCAAAGAAGTATAGATTCTCATTAAGAGTTCCAAAGTTGCATGAGCCTAAAGCTAATACAACATCAGCGAATTCTCTATTAAATATAGAATGAGCTTGATTAAAAGTTGCTTGAAAGTCTGCTTGTTGATATGGAGCTGCGTCAAATCCTATAAGATTTGGAAGTCTATTTTTAAATGGATTAATTCCACAACCAGCATCAATAACTAAACCATTAGGCTTTACTTGATTTACAAAGTCAGCTAATGCTATGCCCGAACTGTCATGGTTATTAAAGTGGTCTATGTCATACGGCTTTCTGGTAAAAAAGTCAATGACTTTGTTTTCATTTTTAGTGGGCGGTTTTGACATACTGTACATTATCAACTAAGAAAGAACGCCAACCAATTTTATCTAAATCAAACACATTTATAATATCTAAATTTTCTTTAGCTGTGCTT